TGACTTACGCCCCCGGCACCGGCCTCCCCAACAAAAACCTCGGCGTTGACCACGCTTTCGACGCCTTCGGCTACATGTGCCTCCAACAATTCAACCTCGCCAAGATCGACACCCTCGGCCAAACCTCTTACCGCCTCTACTAACGACTTAGACTGCAGAAAATCGCTGGTGCGATGCCTCTCAAGCGCGGCTATTCCGAAAAAACCATCTCCGAAAACATTCGGATGTTGGTGAAGGAGGGTTATTCCCAAAAACAAGCCGCCGCTATTGCCTACGAGACAGCCCGCAAAGCGAAAAAGTCCGCCTCCAAGAGGAAAAAGTAGTTATGGCCGCCAAAAAGAAGGGTCTTTACGCAAATATCGCCGCCAAACGCAAGCGCATTGCTGCTGGCTCGGGCGAAAAGATGCGTAAACCCGGCTCTAAGGGCGCCCCAACCGCCAAAGCCTTCAAGGAAGCCGCCAAAACCGCCAAAAAGAGGAAGAAGTAATGGCCCTCACTATCACTCGTGGCACCAATCTGGTCGAGCACCACGAATCGACCGCGCTTACTGCCGTCAACGACGCCCTTGAGGTTCACGCCGACAGCAGCGAATTCACTTTTGCCGCTGTTGTGACAGGTGGCGCCAACTTCACGATGAAGTTCGAGGCCAATTTCAACGGCGGCGGCACGTGGTTTGAGCTCGACACCAGCAAAACCATCAACTCCAACGGCCAATACGCCTACTTCTATACCGGCAAGCCGGCAAATAAGGTCCGGATGCGCATTTCCGCCATTAGCTCGGGCACACCGAGCGTGGTGCCGATCATCGCGGTTGCTTACCACGGCTAGGCGAAATGTTGCCGTGATTTACGACAGTTAAGCAGTTAGACTCCGTGATATAGACCCTTCCCCTGTCTAGTCATGGCCATTCTTCGCGGCGAAGAAGGTTCTGTTCAGTTTGATGCAGCTGGCGCTACCAACGCAACCATCGTTGGCACCCGCAGCTGGACGCTGAACATTACCAAAGACACCCTTGATGTCACCGATCACGGCGACACCTTCCGCTCCTTTGTTGGCAGCCTGATTTCCGGCTCCGGCACCGTCGAGCTGGTTTACAACGCAGAGGCCACCGGCCAAGCCGCCTTCATCGAGGACGTGCTGACCACCGGCGACACTGCCGACGCCACCTTCGAGCTGTTCACCACCGGCAGCACCTCCGGTTCCGACTCCGTGAGCTTTGCTGGAATCATCACCAGCATGGACATCGCTTCCACCACCGGCGATCTGGTCGTTGCCACCTGCAACTTCGTGACCAGCGGCGCCATCACCGGCAACCTTGAATAAGGACCTGCCGGGAGGCTGAAGACATGGGAACCCGCATCTGCCCCGGTGGTTGTGTCCACATGGAGGTGGATGCGGAAACTCGCATGACCACAGCCACCTTCACTTTCCTGACCCCCACCGACCCCGGCGACTTTGGAGCGTTAATGACGCGCCTAGCCGCTGGAGTAGAGGTGATGATCGAAGTGGAGGACGAGGACGATGATTGAGCGTCGCGGCGAGAAATTTGCCGGCTACAACAAACCCAAACGCACCCCGAACCACCCGACCAAATCCCATGCCGTGCTGGCCAAGGAAGGGGACAAAGTGCGGTTAATCCGCTTCGGGCAACAGGGAGTCAGTGGCTCACCGGCGCGTAAGGGCGAGAGTGAAGCAGCAAAGAATCGCCGCGAAGCCTTCAAGGCTCGTCACGCGAAAAACATCGCAAAAGGCAAGATGTCAGCCGCTTACTGGGCGGATCGCACTAAGTGGTGACTAAATGACTTACTCCGTCCCTGGCCGCATCCGCACCCACCTCGTCAGCTCCACCTACATGGGCGGATCTGACAATCCCTTCACGCGTACTGCCGCCGTGATGGACCAGATGAAAGGCTGGGAAATCATGAAGGCCGTCACGCTTGGGACGGAATATCTGCGCGAGAACAGCGAAGCCTTCCTCCCACTGGAACCCCGCGAGGACTACACCGCCTACTTGGCACGAGTCAACCGCGCCGTCTTCTCGCCTTACACCCAGCGCCTAATCCGCGCCGCCGCCGGTCTGATCCTGCGTAAACCCATCACGCTGACCGGCGACCCCTACTGGAGCGAAGTTTTCGCCAAAAACGTCGATGGTTGCGGCTCTGACCTGGACGAGTACGCCCGCCGCAGCCTGATCTGCGCATTGACCTACGGCCACAGCCACACGCTGGTCGATTTCCCCGCACCAACTGGCGCCCGCAGCCTCGCCGAAGAACGCGCCCTCAACCGCCGCCCCTACTGGATTGAGATCGACCCAACCAACATCTATGGCTGGCGTCTCGACCGGGAGGTCAACTACGGCAACCTGATCCAAGTCCGCATCGCGGAAAAGGCTGTCCTTCCCGACGGCGACTTCGGCGAAAAGGTTTACGACCAAGTCCGCGTCATCGAACCTGGCCGTTACCGCATCTTCCGCCAACTGGAGACCAAGAAAGAGCAAGTCGGCGGCTTCCCCTATCCAAATGCCTTCGATGCGACGACCAGCACTTCTGACTTCGAGCTGGTGGAATCCGGCGATTACAGCCTGGGTGAAATTCCGCTGGTCACGCTGTACTCCAACAAGACCGACACGCTGGTCAGCAAGCCCCCACTGCTGGACATCGCTTATCTAAACCTGGCCCACTTCCAGCGCCAAGCGGACCTCATCCACAGCCTCCACATCGCCTCCCAACCGATGCTCGTCCTTGAGGGCTGGGACGACCAGACCAAGGACATGGCGGTCAGCGTGAACTACGCAATGGCCACCCAACCGGGCAACAAGGTCTACTACGTGGAGCCCGCGTCGAGCGCCTTCGAGGCCCAAACCAACGAAATCCGCGAACTCCAGCAGCAAATGGCGACGCTGGGGATTAGCACCCTCAGCCAGCAAAAGTTCGTCGCCGAATCTGCCGACGCCCGCCGTCTCGACCGCGTGGACACCAATTCCATGCTGTCGATGGTCTCCATGGACCTGGAGCAAACCCTACAAGGCGCCTTCAACTACGCCGCCAGCTACCTCCAGCTGGAACCCCCCGAAGTCAAGATCAGCCGCGACTTCGATCTCGACCGCTTGATTGGCCAGGACATCACCGCTCTGAACGCCCTCTTCGAGCAAGGCGTTTTGGACCGCGACGAGTTCCGCCAAATCCTGGTCCAAGGCGAAATCCTTCCCAGCGCAACCGAATCCATCGCCGAAGAGGAAGCACTAGAAACGCCCGAAGAGGAAGCTGTCGAAGCTGAAACCCCCGGCAGCGAAGACCAAATGGAACGCTTCATCCAAGCCCTGCTGCAGTAAACGATGGCGACCCAGCAAACCCTCACGCTGGCGCAAATCACCGCCCTGGTGAAGCTTGCCAGGCGCTTCGAGCAGTTCAACAACCTGCATTCCGGCGAAGGTCCACCGGGCGACCAAGGCACCGTCGGCGACTGGTACGTCGATAGCACCACCAAACGCCTTTACGGTCCCAAAACCGAGGCGGGTTGGACAGGCCAACCCGTCGCCATTGGCACCCAAAACCTCGACGGCACACCGCGCTCCACCGCACTTAAAACCTCCGAGGACGGCGTCAAAGGGGATAAAGGCGACAAGGGCGACACAGGCGACACCGGCCCCCAAGGTATCCAAGGAGATACCGGCCCCGCCGGCGCCACTGGCGCAACAGGTGCCACCGGACCCCAAGGCCCGCAAGGCATCCAAGGCGACCAAGGTCCCCAGGGTGATACCGGACCCACTGGAGCAACCGGACCCCAAGGTGCGCAAGGACCTCAAGGTGACACGGGACTAACCGGCGCCACTGGTCCCCAAGGACCCCAAGGCGACACAGGACCCCAAGGCCCCGAAGGTCCCCAAGGACCTCAAGGCGACACCGGCCTCACTGGTGCAACTGGCGCCACCGGTGCTCAAGGACCCCAAGGACCCGCCGGTTCCGACGCATTTGTGGACGTTGGCACTACTGCCGAACGCCCCGTGTCACCCACAACCGGATTTATTCGATACAACACCACTGAAAACCGTTTTGAGGGATATAACGGCAGCGCGTGGTTAAATCTTTCGCCGGCAAACATCGACGAACTTGGCGCAACTGTCTAAATCTTCTTTTGTTGTAGACTAAAAACGCACTCGTTTCTTTGTCATGGCTGAGTCTCTTGACAAAGTTCTGCAGCCCGACGGCAGCTACAAGTGGCAACTTGTAGATCTCAACGACACCTACGTGGGTCGTGCCAAGGCCGAACCCGCCAAGGAGCCTGTCAAGGAGCCTGCAGAACAAGCGCGTCCCAAGCGCCGCACCAAGTTTTCCGACACCCCTACTGAAACCCCCGACTTCTAAATATGGAAGAGCACGTCATCCAGGAGACGCCCGTGGTGACTCCTGACCAGCCCGTGGCTGGAGCCGACACCGCTCCCCAACCTGACCAATCAGCTCAACTTCGAGCTGAATACGAAAGTCAGATTGCTGCGTTGAAGACTCAAGCGGTTGAAGCCGAGGAAAAATTCCAAGGCATCAAGACCAAGCTTGACGAGGTCTACAGAAAACAGGACGACCAGCGCAAGAAAACGCTGGAAGACCAAGGTCAGTGGAAAGACCTCTGGGAGGAAGCCAACCGCACCGCCCAGGAAAAAGACCAACACATTGCCGACCTGAATCGTCAACTAGACGATCTTCGTTCTTCCAACGAGAAAGCGGCAATGCGCACATCTGCCTTGGCTGCAATCAGCCAGGCCGGTGCAATCAACGCGGAGCAAATGCTCCAACTTCTGCAAAACAACCTCCGCAAGAATGACGACGGTCGCGTCGTAATCCTTGACGGCGGCGTGGAGCAGGACGTCACCGCCTACCTCTCGAACCTCAAGAACCCCGGTTCCGGCTTCGAGCATCATTTCAAGCCAAGCAGTGCAGCTGGAATGGGCGCTAAACCCACTCCAAACGCCACGATTGCGCCTGGAATGACTAATCCTTACAAGGAGGGTAGTATTAACCTAACGAGGCAAATGGCCTTGGAAGCTAGCGACCCCGATCTTGCAGCTGTGCTCAAGAGAGAAGCGGGCCGCTAAGTCCCCGTGGGACACCACTCAAGTCTGTGACTTGAACCACGTAAACCTTTCCCCTGGAGTTTGAAATGGCCGCGCCGTTTCAGAACTATTCCGGCGGTGTCCTTCTGGCGGACATCGTCAAGCGCAATAATCTCAGCACCTACGTGTCTGAGGCGATCAAAGAGCGCAGCCTCTTCCTGAAGAGCGGCGCTGTTGTTCGTAACGCCCTGCTGGATTCCCGCGAAGGCGGCACCCGCATCCAAGTCCCCGAGTTCAACCCCGTGTCTCCCACCGAGGAGATCATGGACGGCACCGCCACCTGGGGTACCAGCACCGCTGGTTATCTGACCCCCCAGAAGATCGGGACTGCCACCCAAATCGCCACCATCTGCCATCGCGGTTTCGCGTATGCCGTGGATGACGTTGCGATGCTCGCGGCCGGTGAAGACCCCATGCTTCACATCCGCAACCAGCTGGCCGACGCCATCAACAAGCTGAACAGCGCTCGTCTGTTCTCCCAGCTTGCTGGTCTGTTCGGTTCCGCCCTTAGCGGTCACTCCCTAGACAAAGCTGTTGGCGCCACCAGCGGCCAAGCCGAAGCCAACTTCCTGACCGCTGCCACCGTTGCCGAAGCTCGTTCGGTCCTAGGTGAGCGCGGCGACGAACTGGACACCTTGGTTGTCCACCCTTCCGTCGGCTTCTACCTGTATCAGGTTGGCCTGCTGACCTTCTCCACTTCTGCACTCGCCGCTTCTGGCGCTGTGACCTGGGGTGGTGGCGGCGTGGGCGTCGGCGCTCGTGTCATCGGCGAATTCGCCGGTATGCGCGTGATCATGGATCCTGCGGTGAACACCGTTCGCCCTGGTACCTCCACTCACGTCAGCGAGTTCCGTTGCTTCCTGACCAAGGGCGGCAGCATCCTGGAAGGTGTGCAGCAAGACCTGCGCATCGAAGCCGACCGCAACGTGCTGTCCAAGCAGGACGTCCTCTCGGTTGACTACCACTCGGCCTACCACGTGATGGGCACCAAGTGGACTTCCGGTTCCGACAACCCGACTAACGCCGCCCTGGCCACCTCGGGCAACTGGAGCGCCACCTACGACATCGACCTCATCCCCGTGGTCGAAGTCATTGTGAACACTCCTCTCGATACCACCGCTATTCCCTGACCCTAGTCAGAATTAGATGCGGAGGGACGGCCCCACTTCGGTGGGGCTTTTTTATTGGCGCTACACTGCAAGAAAGTACGTGTAGTAGTTGTGGCCGCAACGATCAACGCCACATTGAGTAGTACGACGGCCAACAGCTACGTAACGCTGGCCGAGGCAAACACGTACTTTGAAACCGTCCCCGATTCTTCCACCTGGGACGACAAAACCGACGACCAAAAGAATCGCTCGTTGATTTCCGCAACTCGCTGGATCGACAGCCTGAATTTTTACGGCGACCGCTGCGATAACGACCAAGCCCTTAAGTGGCCGCGCAACAATTACCACGTCGATCAAGTCGAGCTGACTTGTAGCGCCATCCCCGCCGACATCAAGTACGCCACCTACGAGCTGGCACGCGCACTAGCCAACGACACTGGCGCCATCACCGATGCCACGGGCGAAACCGGCCTCTATGAGGCTGTCAAACTGGGCGACATCGAAGTCAAATACAACAAATCCAGCCAAGCTGTTGGCACCATCAATAACGTTTTCGATGTTTATCCTTGGCTGCAGTCTTATCTCGGTGCTTATTGCCTTGGAGGTAGCGGCAGCTATCAAGTACGTGTTGTGAGGGGTTAATCATGGCCGGCACTCTCGACAGCCTCTTCAAAAGCGTCGCCAAATCAGTGGTATCAGACCTTGGTACTGCTCTCGACACCAGCATCACTTACACCCGCAAAACCTCCCCCAGCTACGACTACGCAACTGGTGCATTAACTACAACCGACACCAGCTATTCCAGCATCAAGGTGCCGGTTGAGTTTGTCGTTTCCCAAGAAGAGGAAGGCCGCGAGGAACGCCAAGCCAAGATTTACATCACTCCCAATCTGATCGGAAACAGCCAACCCACATTTGAAGACCAGATAACACTTACTTACGCTGGCACATCCTGCACAGCCCAAATCACTGACATCCGCACCTATCGCGGCGGCCAAGAATACCTCTACATCGTGCTGGTGCGCTTCTGATGGCACGCGACATCAAGCACATGAAAAAAGATCTGATGGCTCGTCTCGAAGACGATCTAAACGGTCTTATTCAGATTGCGCTTGACGAGCTTGCAACCCCAGAAGTTAGCCCTGTGCTGACGGGTTTCTTTGCTTCTAGCTGGAAGGCTGCCACTAGCCGCCCCCGCGCCCGCGACGAACGAGAAAACTTCGCCCCTTGGGACAAGATCGAAACCGTAACCATGCCCAGTGGCTATGTAAAACTTGCATCGGGCAGCCAACCGATTATCCAGCCTCGCCACCCCGCACCAAGATTCAAGCTAAATCAGTCCGTTTTTATCGGGAACACTGTTAAGTACGCCTCAGACGCACTTGCGTCGCCCAAAAACAATATCTCGAACTATGTGCAGGGCGAAATGAAGGACCTGGTGAAGTACGTCTTCAGCGATAAGAAGTCCCCAACCCGTATCCGCGTCGCATCCGGTCAGGGTAGCGGTGGGAGGAATCTGTTCAATCTGTTCTCCCCTGGGACTAAGTATGTTTCCTATGAGGTTCCAGGAGAATCATCATGACGCTCGTAAACGCTCGCGCTGCTTTTGAAAAGGCAGTTACTGAAGCTGTTGTTGCTGCCGACGCCACTGTACGGATGGTGTACGACAATGTCGCCTTCACCACGCCCGGAAAAAGCACAAAGTACGTGCTCATGTCGGTCAATTTCAATCGTTCCACCCTTCAAACCCAAGGCGCCGCCCAAGATTATTACTCCGGCGTGATCCAATGCACTATCTATGTCCCCAAAAACGCTGGGACAAGTGTGCTGGCTGCGATTAGTGAGGCCATAATCGACGGCCTGACATCTGTAAACGCCAGCGGTTATACCGACACCTACAGTGCATCCCCACGTGTACTTGACATCGTCGGCCCCACCCCCATCAACACCGAGGACCGCTCGCACTTCATCGGCATCGTTTCTTGCCAATTCACTGCGCGGGCGTAGTATTCTGTAGTAACCAACAAAATCATTTATGCGTGCTACCGAACTGCTCCGTAACAAGTTCGGAGTCAGCCAGCTCTACAAGCACGAAGTCAAAGTCGAAGACGAAATCGTGCTGGAGATCTACTGGCATCCATTGACCATCGCCGAGCGCGAGTCAATCCAGAAAAAGTCCGACTCCGAGGATGCCAACGACTTTGCGTTGAGCTTGATGATCGAGAAAGCTCTCGACAAAGACGGCAAGCGCTTGTTTTCCGACGGTGAACGCGCTGCTCTGCGCCGCGACGTAGAAGCCAGCATTCTCCAAGAAATCCAGCTGGCGATGCTGACTTCTGGCGCCGAAAACAAAGTGGAGGAAGCGAAAGCGGCCCTCAAAAGCTAATAAAGACTGGTTCTTCATCTACTTCCTCGCCAAAGAGCTGGGTCAGACTGTGACCCAGCTTTCTCAAAGCTTGACGACCGAAGAACTTGTCGGCTGGGCGGCGTTTTTTGAACTCCGCAACGAAGAAGAGCAGAAGTCGATGGATCAGGCCAGAATGAAAGCCCGTACCGCGTCAAGGTAGTCGCAGTAGACTGGGGCACAAGACCCCTGGCGCACCACAGTGGCTGAATATAACGTCGATATTCTTGTAAGGGCCAAGATCCAGCAGGCTGAGCGTGCGCTCGACGCGCTAAAGAAGAAAATTGATAGTATATCTAAAAATCCTGTAATAAAAGTAGGCGCACGTGGTATACAAGATCTTAAAACATACACTGGCGCACTTAAAGACTTAGGGCTAAAAGGAGCCGCCGCTCGCGGAGGTTTGGCCGCCGTCACGCTGCAACTTGGCCAGCTGGGAGGCGCCACAAAAGCGGTTACAGGTTTTACAGCCGGCCTGACAAGTGTGTTGGGCGGTCTTGTTGCCAAGACAACGGCTGTTGCTGCTGGCTGGGGAACTCTCGGCGCTTCAATTGCCGCTTCAGGACAAGCTTTTAATCTTGCCACAAAAGCAGCAGCCGGTACCGAGCAGGTTATTGGGCAGATACTCGCAACCTTGGGGCAGATGCCTGCCACATGGGGAGCTGCTGCAGTTGCAGCAATGGCGTTTGCCCCACAAGTTGCAAAAGCCGGGACAGCATTAAATAATGCCGTTGGAGAAAAAGCTACAAAGTCTATTGCAGCAACAGTACAGCAATTTAATAACTTAAACGAGCAAGTTAAATTTACGACTACTTCTTTTCAGGACTTAATTAAAGGCTCTACACTTAATCAATTAAACGCTCAATTACAGGATGCTAACCGTCAAATAGGAGCATACCGTTCAAACACTGAAGAAGCCCGAATATCCGCTCAACAACTTTTAGCTGTAACCAAAGCGCAGGCAGTAGAACAGCGAGCAATAAATGATCTAGTCCGAAAAGTTCGCGGCATAACACAAACAGAACTTGAAGAATCCAAGGCCATAAAAGCTTTGGAGACTAAACGACGCAAACAGGCTTATTTAACCGAAGAAACAAACAAAT